GTTGTTGTACTGGCGCAGCACCGGATAGATGGCATTGGGATACAACATGGGCGGTATTTGGTTGTTCCTGAAGGTGGCTACCACCCGATACGGAATTTGGGTCACGTCCACCACACTGAACGCGTGGTAGTCCAGTCCCTGTCCCCGAGCAGTGTCCACAACTGCCACGTAGTTGTGCCCCACTACAGGCTTTTGATACACCCGCAGCCCCTCACCGTTCCAGTACTCCGGAGTGCGGTACACCATGCACTTCAATTTTTCAGGGTGGATGAGTGTGTTCATCGACCCCAAGAATTCGCACTCAAACTCTGTACGGAACTGCTCTTCGGAGGTGTTTGATATGGTTTGCTTGCGCCACGCGTCATCACGACCAGGCACATCACTCCAGTGAACCTCTATGGGCACGTACTCGTTTTTGCCTTCTTCACCGGGCTTCTTGTTCGCATTCACCCAAAAGCGGTAGAACATATTCAAGCCTTTGGGCGTTGAGATAATGGTCACTTTGGTGCTTTTACCGCTTGTAATAGTGGGATACACAGACGAGAAGAACTCTTCCGCAACATTCTGTGGCACGTACGCAAACTCGTCCAAGAAGATGTAGTTGAACGATCCACCACGCACAGCCGATGACGATGTAGCCGAAGCAAGAATCTTGGAGCCGTTCTCCAGTACGATGGATCCCTTGTTCCACTCCACCACACCCTGCTGCAACCACATGGGTAGGTACTCGTAGGCTAGTTTCAGGCGACCCAACAGTTCTCTTGCAGTGTTTAGTTTGTTTGCAAGAATGGCTACACTCATGCTCTGATTGAACAGCACATAGTGGAGCAGATACGAAATGATTGTGGTGGATTTACCTGTCTGACGGGGCAGTTTACCGATCACGAAACGGTTTTCGTGAATGGTGCGAATCATGTCCTCTTGGAAATCGTAAGGCTCGAACGGCACCAAGCCTTTGTCCAGTGACACGATCTTCACGTAGTTGCGAATGAAGTACAGAGGGTCTTGAGAGCACTTCACGTACTCCTCAATTTGCTCGGGCGAAAAGTTGATCTTTACGCCCGCTGCCTTCAGATTGGAGTTGCCTAGGTACTTGTTGCTTTTACTGCTCATTGCTGTTGTCTTCCACTATGGCTTCCAGTACATCAGGTCTATTATCAAATGCCTTTGTGGTGGAACGAGCAGCGTTGATGATGTCTTGCAGATCCTTTGTGGACCCAAGGTAAATGGATTGGGTGGTGTTGTTCACGTTGTTCACAGTGGTTTCACTCTTTCGGATGGCTTTCACCTTCGTGTGCATTTCCAATAGATCCTTGTTTGTATCGGAAAGGGTTTTGATGAGTTGGGCTACCACCTCGTATGCTCGTGGGGAGTCTCCCTCTTGGGCTACGTTTATGATGCCGTCCAGTGCAACCTTTCCCGACTCCACCAGTTCTTTGAGATTCTTGCGCACAGAATCGTAGTCCAGACGCAAGTCTGCGTCAATCCGCTCCTGCGAAAGCACTACACCCTCCGTTGGAACGGCTACCACAAGTGGTTTAGTTTCCGCAGGAGCCTCTGATGAGGGCACTCCCAACGCTTTGTCTATGCCTTCAAACATACCTACCTCCAATCAAATATCCCAGTCCACAGTCACTCCACCAGATCCCATACCTGCCTCATAGGTAGACCCGCCTTGAGCAAGGTTTTCGTACACCTTGTAGTACGGTTGATATGTGGTGATACCCGCACTTGGACCGGAGATTCCCAAAGACACCTTGCCGTAGGTTGCGTAGTCTGTGGTGTTTCCTGCGGTGAACGTGACTCCACCAACAGAAGTGTTGTCCCATATGTCCTTGTTCCACAGGTGGGAGTCCATGACACGAATTTCTTTGTACGTCTTCTTCGGTCCAAACAGATACGTCTTCATGCTGAAATTCAGCGTGAACACAATGTTTCTTCGAGTTTGGAAGTCTCCTTCGTAGTCTTCTTCGGAAGAGAAGCCCACCAACGACACAGGAATGTCCATCTTCTTGTGTAGATCATCAAAGTTCACTGTCATAACAAACTCGGGGGCGAAATACGGCAGGATCTGCTCCACGATCTGCAACCCGTCTTCCATGTTGCGCACGTACACATACAGAGAAAAGTCAATGTTGTACGGCACTTCCGCGTAACTGTATTGCGTGTTTGTAGACCCTGTGGACCCCACTGGCGGACGGTACAGCACCTTGGACACACTGTTTCGCTTGCGCAGTGCGTCATATGCGTAACCAGTGATCTCGAAAGCCATGCGCGGCAAAACAATTTGGTTGGGGGTTTGCAGGTTGGGATCGCCTGCCAACCGCACCTTGTACTTTTCTTTAGGAGCGTACGACAGCGGAACCAGTAGCCGCTTTGTGCTACTGCTTTCCACCTTGTCAATGTATATTTCATTGAACAGTGATCCGAACGCCACAACCATTCTTCGGATAGAGCCGTTGTAGAACTTTGTGAACATCAGTACAGCCCCTCACTGAAAGGATCCCGGTCAGTGAAATCAAAGATGTCGTCCTGTGTTTGCTCCAACTGGATCTGCTCGTTGTCCTGTTCCTCTTGGTGAGCAGCACGAGTTGTGCTTTCAGACACACTGGACACCGTGCGAACTGTGCTGCTGGTGAGTCCAGTTATAGTCTCTCCTGCCAAGAACTCGCCCTCCTGCATATTCACCAACAGGGTACTAGTAGCCGCAGTCCAACTCACAACCCGACCGTATGCACGCTTCGCAGTGGAAGTACCCGCGTACACTTCTTCGCCTTCAATAAAGTTTCCACTGCCCGTAACAACCACCGTTTTCAGGTACGAAGAGTGGGTGTTCATTGCTGCGTCTAGTTCGCTTTCGCCAGTGTCGATCACCTCGTTGGAAGACTTGAACGCTTCGCAACTCAGTTTAAAGCAGTACCGATCCCCTGCCTGGTAGAAGGGGTTGTCGTGTTTCACGAATTTGATTTCAAACATTCCGTAGGGGTAGTCAAAGTACACGATATCGCCTTCTCGTGGGCGACCAATCTTGCGTATTTCAGGGTGGTGTCCCATCACCTCTAGGAATCGTTTGCGAGACACCACAAAGGTGGCAGACTCTTTCACGTCCAGTCCAAACCGACTCATCTCTTGGTCGCCTTCAAGCCCTTCAGAGTTCTCCATGTACATTTCAATACGGTTTGCGTCTTTGAACTGCGACACTTCTTCACCGAAAATAGTGTCCTCAGTTATCTTCTCTCGCGGAATGTACACCATGTCGTGACCGTAGATTTTGATGGCTTCGGTGGTCAACGATTCGAGCAGTTCTTGCTCGTTCTTGATGGTGCGGCGAAAGTAAGGGTTTACTGCCATGTTCAGCCTGTGCAGAAGTCAGGTGGTTCTTCGTACTTCGTCATGTAGTCTTCCATGATCTTTTCCAGTTCTTCTTGGGCTTCACTGTAGATGCGCTGTCCGTTGAATGTAAGGTTTCCTGGAAGATTGATGCCGTCGTACTTGGACAGGTTTGCGCCCCACTGCCGCTTTATGAGTGCAATGGTGTGCCGTTTAAGCATGGTGTCGTTCCACACTTCCGTGTACAGATCAGGATCAGTGGAGCGATACGCTTCAATCAAAAGGAACTGCCCTGCCACAAAGTCTTTCCAGTTCATGTGGAGCGTGAGGCGGTTTGCGTAACGGCTGAACGTGATCTGCTTTTCGGGATCCAGTAACTGCTGCAACATCTCAATGTACTGCATGGTGGTCACAAAGTAGTTCAGGTTCATCTGTCCGGTACGCAACCCGTAGAAATCGTTCAATGCCATCTGGTAGCGCACATTGAAGATGTTGTTGATTTGTAGGTTGAACCCGATTTGGAACACACGAGTAACGCTCAGTATTCGTGACCCGTCACTGCCAAGGGAGTTTGTGTTCAGGTACCCGTTGTCTATGTCTTGTTGTGTTACTTGGTACTTGTAGTACGTCTTTTCGTGACCGTACATATGCCAATCAAAAAAGTGCCGAAGGGCTTCGTCAATACGGTCTTCCACTTGGGAATCGTCCACATTGATCTCAATGACCGGATGCCCAAGCGCACGAAGCGCGTATTCTTTTAGTTCTTGTCTTGACGTAGGGGTAGCCATTTACACTCCTCCTACCTATTTAGCAGAATTATTTGTCTTCCTGTTGAAGGAACGCAACCAGCCGCTCTAGTTCACCTTGTCGATCACATATGTTGTCGCAAACTAGATCGTGAAGCGGTAGATGTATGGTGTTTGCCCCATCACTAATGTAATGGCACTCGCCTTTTCTGTAAACCCTTACAGGAAATCCGTAAGGAACACTGTATCGGGGAAAAATCTTGTAGAAGTCAGAAAAGGAGTACTGATTGTTGTTTACAAACACCAGTTCCCTGTCGTGATGTCGTAGTTCGTTCATGGCTTGTATCTAATCAACCAATCTCTTCAGGGAAATCATATACAGCAAAAAAACCAGTATTTTTAGTCTTTGGGGAGTTGGTGAACTTACTAATTTTTGCAATGGGGTTGATGTCTGCTACTCCAACCGAATCAATAAAAGGACCAATTTTTCTGGAAAACGCTTCCGCGCTCATACCCTTCAGCCCGAGCATGGCAGAAAACGATCCTGATGCAGTTATTTGGTTTTTAGAAGTGCTCGCGTATGACGAAATTGTTTCTCTGTACGACAAAACATCAGAGTACAACCGAGAAACATCAGCCGTTCCAAAGTAGAACTGTGTTCCGTAGTAATCGCTAATCACACTTCTTCCAGTGAATCCAGAAACAACGATGGTGTCGTACACATTACGAAGAGTGTTGATGTTTTCCTGTATAGGCAGGAACGAGAACGTATTTCCTCCAGTCCATCCACTGAAAAGTCTAGGGAAGTCGCCGCTGTTGCCGATTGCCCCGTACATAGTGGTGTATCCAGTAATAAATTGGGTAGTAAAATCAGAAGCATTACCCCTGACCACCTTTGCGGAACTCAAACCTCGCGTTTGGATGACTGTATCCACCCTCATGTACGCTCCACTGTTTGCCCCAAACACTGGACCAATATTTGCTGCAACCGAACTGCCACTGAAACCGCCACAGATCCCCGAGAAAAGCGTATCAGAGACAGGGTCTTCGTCTTGTCGAGATATCATCCCAACACCTATTGCCCCACTTGATCCGGATGAGTCTCCAATAAAAGTCACCGTTCCAAGAACTCTGCATAGATTGTCGATAGGGAAGAAACTGGTTCCAACAGGACCGTCCATGCTCATCAAATACACAGTTGTGGTGTCTGCTACTTCCTTTTCGGCAATAAACGGAGCAGTGCTTCCCATACCCGAAAAGTCTCTTAAAACTTCTGATGCGGTATACCCAATGCAAACGTGAACGTCGTCCAACCAGCCCTTGAAAGGCTTTGACCCCAAAGCCCCTGATCCAATTGCAAGGGAAGAAGTAGAATTTCTAATGGAACCGCACAAACCAGTTGCACTCTGAACTCGCGTTCCGTTCCAGTATGTGTGACACGAGGCAGAGCCTCCGCTAGAAGCGTATGCAATGCCAAATTTGTGCCACACACCAGTGGTGAATCCAGCACTTGCTGCCGCAGGAGTAACGTACACGCTGTTCGCGTATCCAGTTCCTGTTTCCGATGAAGGATTGAACTCAAACTTCAACCGACCATCAGAATTATCGTACTCCAACCTAAAAGAGTTACGAGAGTCGTTGGAGACTCCGTTGAAACTACGAGTAATCAAGATTGGATCGTATGCTCCTGACGGCAAAGCGTCCAAGTACACCCATCCCTCCATCATAAAGTACGGAACGCCAGTATTAGTAAAATTAGGAACAAGAATACCTGCCGCGACAGTGTCTGTGTCTAAGTACGATCCTTTGAATTGAGCGGCTTGTACGCCTATTGGTCCACAAACGCCAGGACTCCCAACAACAGGAGTGTAACCAGCAGCAGAAACTCCGTTCAGGATAAGATAGTTGTACACCGATGCAGTGTTTGTGTTCTGAAGCACTTGCTCGTTCAGTTGAAACTTGCCTGAAGCAAAGCCCTCCAAAATCTGTTCGGTGAATGGATTGATGCTGTAACTCTTGGTTGGATACGTCACAGTGCTCGTTGTTTCTGATACCTCGGTCCCGTCTTCCTGTATTTCAACAACAGTATTTTCTGTGACTACAGCACCCAAAGTTTGGGTGTAATCCACATTAGGGATGTCGTAGTCAACTTGAAGTGGCGTAACCCCTTCTCCGCCAAATCTAAGAGAATTGTAACTAACAAATTCCAATGCACGACGATTCACCGTGCCATTAGCGTTGAGATAAACCGTTTCCTTTGGTTTAGACATATCGTCTCCCAGATATCAAGAGTATGAGTCTAGTAAGGGCTGAATGATTATTGCAGAATACTTGTCTTCCACCCGTACGTTGTGCGTGAGTCCAGCAGCAGGCACAATGCCTCCAGAACCGTATTGAGTGTTTACAAAATCTCCGATTTGATGAGTCAAACGCCGCCAAACTTCTTGACCTGATACAACGGCTCCTCCGTAGACGTCTCCCGACCATCGTTGATTGTCGGATATTGTGTCATTGCTGTTGTAAATACCGCACAGCAGTCCCGAGCCAGGTGAGCGCGAGTGGAGTTTCCGATCAGCCCCTGTACGCAAATTTTCACTGTGGTACAGCATGGTATTATTGGGTGGAAGGAAAATCTGACCTCCGCCTGCAACAGAGAAAAAGGAAGCGTTTCTTGCGTTCGTGAAATCTGCTGTTCCGCCGTCAAAGTGAATAATGACTTTACGTTGTCCTGCACCTTCTACGTGTGGAACTTTGAACACAATGGTTGATCCACCTGTGGCACGGAAAAATCCCTTTTCAGTTGTATAAGCAGACAGTAATCCTTTGCTTGCGTCCCAGAAGGTTTGAAATCCGGTCCACAGCCCAATGTTAT